ACAAGGTTTAAGAAATGCAAGACCACAAACTTTTACACTTGCTTCTGGTGGAGGTGGTGGAATAGCTGTAGATTTAACCTTGCCAGCACCATTTTCTTTTAGTACAAATCCAAATAGTATGGTACCTGAAGATGGAAGTATAGCTAACTCTAGAAGAGAAGCACATATTAATCTAGGAACAGTAACGGTAACAACATAATGACATATTCAGAATTAATACAAAAAATTAGAGATTATACAGAAGTAGATTCAAATGTTTTAACATCTACTATTATTGATGGAATTATTAATGATGCTGAATTTAGAATTTACAGAGATGTAGATTCAGATACCAACAGAAGATATGCAACAGCTAATTTAATTACTAATGATAGATTTATTGCTAGACCAGCAGGTTTGTTAATTGTTAGATCAGCTCAAATAGTAGATTCTGATGGCGTAGGTGCTTCAGATAATAGAGAATTTTTAGAGTTTAGAGATACTAGTTTTATGTCAGAATTTAATCCTACTGGAGCTACAGGAGTACCTAAATATTATGGTATGTGGGATGCAGAAAAAATAGTAGTAGCACCTACGCCAAATGCTACTTACACAATTCAGTTAAACTATATCTTGAAAGATCCAGGTTTATCTGCTACAAATACTCAAACATACATAAGTCAAAATTTTCCCAATGGTTTATTGTATGCATGCTTAGTTGAAGCATTTTCTTTTTTAAAGGGGCCAAATGATCTCTTGCAATTATACGAAGGAAAGTATAAACAAGTATTAGAAGGCTTCTCAATAGAACAAATGGGAAGAAGACGACGAGATGAATATCAATCAGGTGTTCCTCGAGTCGGCGGAAAATAACTAAGGAGAAAACTATGGCTATAACACAAGCGATTGCAAATGCTTTTAAAAAACAATTACTAGAAGGTGATGCAAATTTTAAATCATCTGGAGGTGATGTTTTTAAATTAGCTCTTTACTCTTCTTCAGCAACTCTAAACTCAACAACAACTGCGTACGCTACTAACCCAGGAGGTGGATCTAACACTGAGGTATCTAACACTGGTCAGTATACAGCGGGTGGTAGTGCATTAACGGGTCAAAGTACAAACATCGGAACCGGTACAGGTAAAGGTGTTGCATTCGTTGACTTCGCTGATCTATCTTTCACAGGTGTAACGTTGACAGCTAGAGGAGCTTTAATCTATAATACTTCATCTGCTACAACTAATGCAGCTGTTGCAATTTTAGATTTTGGAAGTGATAAAACAGCTACATCAGGAACTTTTACAATTCAGTTTCCAGCAGCAACGACATCGGCAGCTATATTAAGAATATCTGGTTAAGGAGAATTAAATGGCATTAGTCGTAAATGATAGAGTTAAAGAAACCTCTACCACTACAGGTACGGGTACACTTTCTCTTGCAGGGGCAGTAACAGGTTTTGAAACATTTTCATCAGCGATTGGAAATGGTAATACTACTTACTATGCAATCGTAGCTCAAAATGGTGCATTTGAAGTAGGACTAGGTACAGTATCAGCCGGAGCTTTAGCTAGAACTACTATTATATCTTCATCTAATAGTGACTCTGCAGTAAGTTTGCCTTCAGGCACTAAAGATGTATTCTGTACACTACCAGCTAGCAAAGCAGTTATTGAAGACGCAAATAATCATGTAACTTTACCACATGATTTATTTATTGAAGGTGGTCTTATTGATCTTAAAAATGATGGCGGTGCTGTATCACAGATTAAATTTTATTGTGAGTCTAGTAATGCTCACGCACAAACACTTATTGGTGCACCACACTCAGAATCTGCAACTAACACTTTAACATTACCAAGTAGTGGTGGTAACTCAAAACTAGTTTCAGCAACTTCAACTGCTACACTGACAAATAAAACTTTAACAAGTCCAGTTTTAAATGACACAATAAGTGGAACTTCAATTAAAGATGAAGATAACATGTCATCTGACAGTGCTAGTCACTTAGCAACACAGCAATCAATTAAAGCATACGTAGATACACAAGTTGCAACAGTACCAACTGGAGATATTACTTCAGTTACAGCAGGTACAAATTTATCAGGTGGTGGTACATCAGGTGATGTTACACTTAATTTAGCTGATGCTTCTACATCTGCTAAAGGTGCTGCATCATTTAGTTCAGATAACTTTGCCGCTAGTTCTGGCGCAATAACAATTAAAGATTCAGGAGTAGCTACAGCAGAAATTCAAAACGATGCAGTAACTCAAGCTAAGATTGCAGACGATGCAGTAGGTGCAGATCAATTAGCATCTAATGCTGTTGTTACGGCATCTATAGTAGATGATAATGTTACTCAAGCTAAGATTGCAGACGATGCAGTAGGTGCAGACCAACTTGCGTCAAACGCTGTAGTCACCGCTTCTATTGTAGATTCAAATGTTACAACAGCTAAAATAGCTGATTCTAATGTGACGCTTGCTAAAATGGCAGCGAATAGTATTGATAGTAATCAATACGTTGACGGTTCAATAGACACAGCTCACATTGCAAATGATCAAATTACGAACGCTTTAATGGCCGACAATGCTATAGACACAGCTCAGATTGCTGCAAGTGCAGTTGAGACAGCTAAGATAAATGACAGCGCAGTTACAACTGCAAAAATAAATAACGATGCAGTTACACTAGCCAAAATGGCTTCAGGTACAGATGGGAATCTTATTAGTTATGACACGAGTGGAAATCCAGTTGCAGTAGCAACAGGAAACTCAGGACAAGTTTTAACTTCAGCGGGAGCTGGAGCAGTACCATCTTTTCAAACTATCGCAGCAGCAGCAATTACGTCTACTGCAAACGGAGCAAATAATAGAATAGCAACTTATTCAGATTCAGATAGTTTAAATGGAGAAGCTAATTTAACTTTTGATGGTTCTACATTGACTGTGACTGGTGCTGTAGTTCCAGGAGCAAATGATACTTATGACTTAGGTGCATCAGGTAATGTTTGGAGAGATATTTATACTGGAGACTTACATTTAACTAATGAAGCAAAATCAGAAGGTAACGCAGTTGATGGTACAAAAGGTAATTGGACTATTCAAGAGGGTGAAGAAAGTTTATTTATTTTAAATAACAAATCAGGTAAAAAATACAGATTTAAATTAGAAGAGATGTAGTTCCATGGCTTTTGGAATTACCGCATATTCAGAAGCACCTTTTAGTGCAGACGTTTCAGATGTAATTGCATATCCATCTGGTATTGCATTAACATTACAAGAAAGTTCTCTTAGCGTAGTTAAAGGAAACGCTAACGTATCTGTATCAGGTCAACCAATGGTTGGCACAATAGGTACTCTTGTTTCTGATGCAGGAGCTTTTGTAGGCGTAACAGGTCAAACTTTAACTAGTGCTTTAGGAACTACAACTGAACCATCTGCTGATGCTAATGTATCTGTAACAGGTTTTGATTTAACAACTAATGTAACTAATCTCACACAAGACACATTAACAACTTTTGCTCAAGCACCATTTGCTACATTAAGTCCTTCTACATTTAATATTCCTGTTGAGGTAGAAGCTACAGTTGGTGGAATTGTAGGAACATTTCCTCTTCCCATGTCACTTGGTAGTATTGCACAAGTTACCGGGGATGGTCTTGTTCCGTTAACAGGATTATCATTAACAATTCAAGAAAACAATGTGTTATCTCCTGGAGATTCTAATGCTGCAGCTACTGGTTTTTCATTACCTATAGCTCAAGGTACTGTTCAAGCGTTCACTGATGTTACAACAGATGTAACAGGAATTGGATTTAACATAAACTTAGGAAGTGCTGTTTCTATTATTAATGTAGATGTTTCAGTTACTGGTCAAGCAATGACTATGCAAGAAAATGCTGCAACAGTTACTGGAGATGCTATTGTTACTGAAACAGGTATTGCAATGACAGCAGCTCTTGGTACAGCTGTTTTAGATGCTAATACTTTGGTAGATGTAACTGGTCAAGCAATGACTATGCAAGAAGGAACTGCATCAGCACCAGATTCATTAGCAATAGTAACAGGAATGTCTATGACTATGGCTCAAGGAAGTGATTTTAAATTTACATTATGGAGTGAAGTTAATACAGACGGTGCTCCTGTTGATCCTCCAGGTTGGAAAGAAGTAGCTTGATTTTAGGTAAAAATAGAATAAAATTAAATATTAAGGAATTAAAATATGCCAAGTTCAACATCAAATAGTTTAAAACTTACAATACAAGCAACTGGAGAAAATTCAGGAACTTGGGGACAAATAACTAATACTAACCTTTTAGTTTTAGAACAAGCAATTGGTGGTTACGAAGCTGTTGGAATTACCTCAGGTGCAACACTAGCCTTTTCTGGTAGTTCAGTATCAAATGGTAAAAACCAAGTATTAAAATTAACAGGAACTATATCAGGAAATGTTAATGTAGTAATTCCTGATTCTATTGAAAAAACTTATATTATAGAAAATGCAACAACAGGAGCGCATACTGTAACTTTTAAAACAAGTTCTGGAACAGGTGTTACTTGGGGCACAGCTGATAAAGGTAAGAAAATATTATATTCTGATGGAACTAATGTTTTAGAAGCATTGAGTTCAACAGGCGCTTTAAGAGTTTCAGGTCACATTTTACCTGGAGCTAATGACACATATGACTTAGGAGCATCTAGTAATGTATTTAGAGACATATATACAGGTGACTTACATCTTACTAATAAGTTTAAAGAAAAAGGTAATATGGTAGATGGAACTAAAGGAAATTGGACTTTACAAGAAGGTGAAAATGATATATTCATGATTAATAATATATCTGGCGATAAATTTAAAATTAAACTAGATAAGGTAAAAGGAGATTTATAATGGCACTATACTCAGGCGGAACAGAAGTAATTAATGGAGGAGCTCTTCTTGTAGGTGGCATCCCAACAGGAACAGTAGTTCCTTGGACAAATTCAACAGTTGCAACAGGTTTTTTAGAATGTGACGGTTCAGCAGTTTCAAGATCAACTTATTCAGCTTTATTTGCAGTCATAGGTACAACTTATGGTTCAGGTAATGGATCATCTACTTTTAATTTACCTGACTTACAAGACGAAGTTGTTGTAGGTAAATCTGGGAGTAAAGCTTTAGCATCTACTGGTGGAGCAAATACTACTCCAGTAACCGCTGCTGGTAACGTAACTACTAATACAAATACAAACATAAACGTTACAGGTAACGTTGGAGGTTCAACAGGTAACGCAAGTTTATCAACTCCACAGTTAGCTTCTCACTCACACAGTTTTCCAGAGCTTACTAACCAAGGACAAGGTGGAGGAGCTCGATACGTAATAAACAGACAGTATGGTCCTCAATCAAATTATGGTACAAGTAACACAGGTTCAGGTGGTTCACACTCTCACAATATGAGTGCAAACTTTAGTGGTAGTGGTAATGCCTCTAGTTCAAGTTCAAGTAGCTTTAGTGGTAGCGCAGTTAACCCATCTATTTTACAACCTTATTTAACATTAATTTATATTATAAAAACCTAGGAGAAAAATGGCAGCACAAGGAAATTGGACAATAATATTTGACGACAGATGTATAATTAAAAATTTTGCAGAAGGAGCAAATGGAGGAATAGGTTATATTATTGATGACGAGTCTTTTTGGTCTGATTCTAAATTTTCAAATATCTGGGCTATTCAATATGGAACATCTACACCTACTGATGAAGTAGAGTACAGAGACGAAACTCAACACACAACTTATGCAGATGCAAATTTAGGAGATATAAGTCAATTTTCTTCTAGATGGGATGTAGCTCATTTATCTCAATTACAAGCTAGTTGGGATAGTGATGATATAGAAAATGAAACTGAAGCTGAAAAAATTGCTAGATTAGGTGCAAGACCTACTTCTTATTCTTCTTAAGATATTTTTTTTTAAAATCAAATAAATTATCTAATCTTAAGTCAATATTAAATATTAAACTATATCTATTATTCTCTCCTTCATAAGTATCAAATCCATGTAATATTTCTGGAGGGAATATATAATAATCTCCTGGTTTAGGAGTTATTTTTAAATTTAATTCAGGTAATATTAAATCACATCCTTTTGTTAAATATAAAATACCATGACAACAAGTATGTTTATGATAATCTAAACTATCTCCTGGTTTTATTTCATTTCCCCAAGCATCTCTAATATATTTTTTTTCTAAAAAATACTCGAACAAATCAGGTTGAGTAGTTTGATATTTATTAATTAAATAAGTTATAAAATTATTAAATTCAGGTTTATCTAAAAAATAATGCCAATCTGTCATTCCACCTTTTACATTACTATAGTTTTCCATTTTAGGATCTAAATTAGATTTTATAGCTATTATAAAATTGTGAATTATTTCAGGGTATGGATAATTACCAAAAATTATATTTACCGTTTTAGGATAAGTTATTGATATGGAATTATTAATAGTGTTTGTTTTAAAACTTTTAATAGAACTTATCATGGTTTAAGTTTCATCCAAGAAGTTAAGATATATTTTTCACCAGATATCGGTGGATTACCTCTATGCACATAAGGAAAACTTGCAGGCCATATGACTATTCTACCTTTTTTTGGTTTTACTCTTTTTGAAAAATGTAAAAATTCTGTTTCTCCTCCTTCTTTGACATCGTTTAAATAGATAGTAAAAACAAAAGCTCTGTCATTGGCGGCATTTATTTGAAGGCCGTGTTCTACATGCCAAACATGATACCCTTCAGTGGGTAAAGTTTTTTGTATTTTTAAATCAGTATAATAATAATCCATATTAAAACTATCCATTGCTCCTGTAGTATCTGAATAATGTTTAAAAGCCATATCATAATTAGCTATCATAGATTTATACTGTTCCCACCACACATCCATATTATCTTTATTTGCAAAAAATTGATTATCTTTTTTTACTAATGCACCAGAGTTTTCAAACTTTAGTCTATCTAAAGTTTTATTAAATTTGTGTTGGTTATCAAACATTTTTATAGCTCTATCACATTCTTCGGGTAAAATGTAATTATCATATACACCTATAAAATTTTCTATCTTATGTGTTCTTTCAACTGTTTTTGTATTTTTTTTTATTTTCATATTTGTCTCCCTGTATTTTTTAAAAAATTATCGTAAGCATGATTTGTATAAGGACCATTTTGATTTACATAATGAAAGAATACTTGCGCCATTCCTTCACCTTTATAAATACCAGGACGCCCATGTTTTTGTTCACAACCAGCATATAATAAACCTTCTCCTTCTTCTAATTCTATTTTTTCTCCTTCAATTATTAAAGGCCAATTATCATATTTTTTTATACACACCGTAACACTTATTTCACAAGAAGGTCTATCCATATGTTGTTTTAAATCTGCACCTAATACATAATATCTCCAATACGTAAAAGTAGGAAACAATTTTAAATTAGATTCTTTTTCAACTAAAGGTAATTTATTATCCAACAGACTCATCATTAATGGATCATTATACCAAGAAGGTGAAAAAGATTGTGGATCTATTATGTAGTCTTTATTTAAATCTAATTTGTTATAACAATACTTTTGAATTACTTGCAATTCTTTTTTTAAAAAAAAGTTTTTTATTAATTTATAATTTACTGCAGCCATGCAACTATACTATACCTTGTTCCTTTCGTAATAGGTTGAATACCATGAGGATACATAAAATTACTTGGAAAAAATACAACTGA